GTTACACCAACTGTAAACTGACCCTTGACATTAACCACATCTAAGTGTCTACCAGGAACTGTTGTATGCACCGTGGCCACCGCATTGGCAGTTGCCAAAGAATTGCCTTGATAAACAAATTCACCAACTGTAAATTTGCCTGTGCCATTGATAGGTACATCCAAACGTGTTCTCTTGTATGAATCAAATGCTTGTTCATCTATCTCTGTGTGACCAGTTTGAATCAACTCATCAGATAATACAAATTGTTTAAGTTTCAGTGCATAAACATAAACATTACCACCACGTCCACGACCTAATGTATAAAACATTGCTTGATCATTTTCGTGTTCAACAAAAGTTACTTCAAAAAAGTTTTGCATCAATGGAATGTAAATTAAATCACCTTCCATTGGTCGTTTTGGTCCAGAGTTAATAACTAAGTCACCAAGTCTAGGTATACTATAGTTTGTGGCACCTGAGGCATACTTAAATCTGCGGCGAGAAATTAGTAATGTTAATTCATCTCGAATCTCAAGTCCAAATTTAGAGATGAAATCTTGTTCACCATCCATACCAGTAACATTCTCCAAATATACTTCAATTGGAAATGCAACTCTATATTGTTTGAGTGTATCTTCACCATACAATGTGTCAGGACCATTAGGGTCTGCACTAGAACGTGGTAGGTAAAACACGTCCATACCATACTGTTGCATGGCCTCAATCACCAAGTCTTCAACAAGTAGTTGTTCTTGGGTAATTCCTGTTGGAAATGGTTGAAAGTAAAAATTTGTAGGCATTCATTAACCAGTCAAAATTTCTGGAGGTAGAACGTTATAAGCTTGCATCTCAGTTTCAATCTTATCGATTTCTACTTGTGCTTCAGCCATAATTCGAGGACCATCTAACGTGACTCCACCTGGCATCTGTACACCAGCAAATTTTGACAAGTTAGTACCCCACTGGTATTTAATCAATGCCGTGGCATACTGTTTTAAAAATCTATCATCCCAAACATCAGACACACCAGTCTTTGTGGCTGTCGCAGCAGTCACACTTGTCGTTAAGTTTGTGGTTAGGTATGCTTGTGTTGGTGAAATGATACGATTAACTTGTACATCTTGCCCACCAACTGTAATGATATCACCTTCAAGGATTTGTTGGTCGAATGTTGTACCTGTTCCAGTCATTACGTTTGATGTGTTTGTTGCCGTAACTGTGCCTGTTAGTATCACTGTATCTGGCGCTAACTTACGATAACATTCAATAACCACATATTCACCTAAAGTCGCATCACGTGACCAATCAATGTCTAAAAAGATTTTGTTTTGATGACGATTGAATCGGTGTTGTGGGTAACCAGAGAACAACATGTTTAGTGTTGTGATGTGTTGCATAGTGATTTCATATGACACATAAGATACCGATGTGAAGTCATACAAATCATGTAGACGCAATTGATAACGAAGGTCAAACATATTGATTGATGAATTGGAATCATCAAACGGAAATATTTTAGTTACAAAAATAACTGGATCAGGACAGTAAATGAATTTACGGTCAATATCATCTTGTGTAATTCTGTGCTTCATGTAAATCTTTTCAACACCATCAAAATGATAGTCGTGGAAAAACTGTAAAGCATCATCAATACGGTCGTCAACTTGGTCATCATCCACGTTAATTTGAATAACGGGAAACCCTAGTCTACGCAGACAATAGTCTTTAAATTCTGTTCTTGTTGAAGGTGCAGCCATTTTTTATATTCTTAACTTATGAGGTATATTTATGTGTTAAAAATTAACCTCTAGGATAATCTGGAAACGGTACCCAATTAGTTGTAGCTTCATCCCACAAGTATGGATAACCATCGGTTGGAATAGCGACTGGTGCAACATATGATACTGACTCCTCATTCCATGTCCATGATGCTGGTCGTTCTGCATTTATTGCATTTTCTCTTGCTTGTGCAATTTGTTCTGCTGTTGGAGCAGGCCTGTTTTCTAAGTCTGTCATTTTGTTTCCTTTGTATTGTTTATGTATTTACTCTTTTAACTTAATGAATAACCTGCGGCTGCTAATCCAAATCTAGCTGTACCGACACCTGCAGTATCACTTGCTACCACACCTGTGTTTGATACTAGATTGGTTATAGATGTGGCAGGGTTGCCATATCCAAAAATTGCTTTATCACCCCCATATCCAGCGGCGGCTAATGATTGCCTAACAGTACCAACACCTGTAGTATCAGTAGCAACTACTCCGAGATTTGATACTAGATTGGTTATTGATACATTGACAGTAGTACGGCCATATCCAAAAATAGCTTTATCAATTCCGTATCCAGCGGCCGCAAGGCCTGTCCTAGCACTACCAACACCTGAAGTATCACTTGCAACTACACCTGTGTTTGATACTAGATTGGTCATTGATGCGGCATTTGGAGCAGCACCATATCCAAAAATAGCTTTATCAGTTCCATAACCTGCAGCCGCAAGTCTATCTCTAGCACTACCAACACCTGAAGTATCACTTGCAACTACACCTGTGTTTGATACTAGATTGGTTATTGAGGAACCGTTACCAGTTGATGCATTAATTCCATATCCAAAAATAGCTTTATCAGTTCCATAACCGGCGGCCGCTAGTTGATATCTATTAGTACCAACCCTAGCAGTATCAGTAGCAACTACACCTGTATTTGATACTAGGTTGCTATAAGTGGGCCCACCGGAAGATATATATCCATATCCAAAAATTGCCTTATCACCACCATAACCTGCAGCTGCTAAATTAGTTCTAGCACTACCAACACCAGTGACGTCATTTCCAACTACACCTGTGTTTGATACTAGGTTGGTCAAATTTGAGTTAGAGCCAGTAGATCCAAATCCAAATATAGCTTTCTGTGTGCCGGTAAGTGCTACATAAACACTAGTCGGCCACAAGCCAGCAAGTCTTCTGCTTCGTTGTTCGTAACCCCAAAGTGGGCCTGTAATATTTGTTTCTGCCATTTTTTACTCTTTTAACTTAATGAATATCCAGCGGCTGCTAGATAATATCTAGCAGTACCGACACCTGCGGTATCAGTTGCTACTACACCTGTGTTTGATACTAGATTGGTCATTGAATATAATGTGCCAGAACTATTACCACCATATCCAAAAATAGCCTTATCTGTGCCATAACCTGCAGCCGCAAGTGCTTTTCTTTCAGTACCAACCCCTGTTGTATCAGTGGCGACAACACCGGTGTTTGAGACTTTGTTGGTTAATGATACATTTACAGTGGTTCCACCATATCCGAATATAGCTTTATCAGTCCCATAACTTGCGGCTGCTAATTCTAATCTACCTGTACCTACACCTGCAGTATCAGTAGCAACTACCCCTGTATTAGATACTAGATTGGTTACTGATGTATTTGATCCGCCATTTCCATATCCAAATATAGCTTTATCACCACCATAACCTGCGGCTGCTAAATAACCTCTAGCAGTACCAACACCTGTAGTATCACTAGCAACTACACCTGTGTTTGATACTAGATTGGTTACTGATGTATTTGGCCCGCCAGTTCCATATCCAAATATAGCTTTATCAGTACCATAACCTGCGGCTGCTAATACACTTCTAGCAGTTCCTACTCCAGCAGTATCACTAGCAACTACACCGGTATTTGATACTAGGTTGGTCATTGAGACAGCGAATGGAGCACCAGTCCCATATCCAAATATGGCCTTATCACCACCATACCCTGCGGCTGCTAGAGCCCTTCTAGCAGTACCGACTCCTGTAACATCATTACCAACAACACCAGTATTAGTTACTAGGTTGGTAATTGAGAGATTATTATTATTAAATCCATATCCAAATATAGCTTTCTGTGTGCCGGTAAGTGCTACATAAACACTAGTCGGCCACAACCCATCTGCTCTCAGGTCATTCATCTGGCGCAGCGAAAAAATATCGTTTAAAAGACTCATTTGTTTTACCCTGTTGTGTTGTTACTGATTAGTACAACTACATCTTTTTCTTTGTTTTCTTTTTAGGAACAGATGTACCTAATTCTTTTGGTGGTTCCATTGTAGCAGTTCGTTGATTAGTTAATTGTAACATAATATCTTTCTGCTCTAGTAACATAGTACCTTGTGGTACAAGACCAATTTGCATCAATGATTCTAATGTCTGTGGATTACTCATTGCATTTAATAGTTTAGCTGGACTAGGTCTTCCCAAAGCAATAATTTCCGATTGAATCTCACGACCAATAGTTACCGTGAATTCATAGTTAGCATTAGCTTCAAACATTTCGTCATCAGTATAAGGTGTACCGTCTTCATGCTTAAGTCTTGTTGGTTCGACTTCAGCATAGAGTTCAGCCATTAGTTTTTCCAATATTTTAATCTCTTTACGATTCAATTCAAAAGCATGTTTTTGGTCATCTAAGTGTGATTCTAGTTCAATAATTTCTGCTTGTAAGTTAAGAATAATATGTGGTAATGCAGGTACTTCTTTTAGATGTTT